TACAGTAGTCGTAGATAGAGTACGTGCATTTACAGGTGTAACAGGTACAGCATCTGCCACTGGTTCTAGTGGTACATTTGATATTACAAATACAAACGGCACGTATACAGCAGCAGTAAATGCCGCAGGTACAGGATATGCAGTTAACGAAACAGTAACAGTAGTAGGTGCAAACTTAGGCGGTGCTACTACAGCAAACAACGCAACTGTTACAGTAAGCAGCATAGCTCCTACTACACACAATACACCAGCAAATACCTATAATGGATCGGCTGGTACTGGACTTACTTTCAATGTCACTAGAACTGGCGCTACTTACAGTGTAGCTATTGTCAATGCAGGTACAGGTGGTTACAAAGTTGGTGAAACTGTTACTGTAGCTGGTGCAGCGTTAGGTGGTGCTACCACTGCCAATAATGCAACAATTACAGTAGGTAGTATAAACAATGTTGCTGTTACATATACAAACCCAACGCAGTCTGCTTATAGTGGTTCTGGTAGCAGTGCTACATTTAATGTTACTAAGACAGGTTCTGTATATACCGTAGCCATTAGTGCAGCAGGTTCAGGTTACACAGCTAGTGAAACAATTAAAGTAGTTGGTACACAGTTAAACGGTGCTACCACAGCTAACGATGCAACCATAACAATAACTGCAGTAGATGGATCTGGTGGTATAACAGCAGCTACTATAGCAGGTACAGGTGTAGCAGAAGGTACTGTAGCAACTGCGGCTATCACTGGTACTGCCATAAATACTGGTCCTATAACAGGTGTTACTGTTGCTGGTACTGGCGCATCCTTTGGAACTATTACTAAAGGAATGGTTGTAACAGGTACTGGCATTACAGGGGAAGTAACAGTAAAGACAGTAACAAATCAGAATAGTATTATACTAGACACAGCCGTATCCATAGCTGATAATGTTGTACTTAGTTTTATTACTAACATAAAGGCTGGTATGTTTGTTACAGGTGCAGGTATATCTGGTGATGTAAAATTAGCATCATTAACAAATCAAAACAGTATTGTACTTGACTCAGCACAATCTATAGCTAACAATACTGTTCTTACTTTTGGTACGTTTTCTTCTAGTCAAGTTGATAAAACATTATACTTTCATGGTACAGGAACTACTTGGACACAAATAGGTATAAGCTCTTCTACAAATACACTAAAAAATAGGTACGCATCTTTTAACTTTACACAAGAAGACAAAACAATATTTGTTGATAGTAAAAGTTATCCAGTTATATTTAATGCCAGTGGAAGTACTATAACAGCTTTAACCTCATCAAACAGTTCGGACGTACAGGGCGCAGAGAATGTTGTTGTATTCAAGAACCATGCTTTCTACTCTAAGGGTAGTAAGATATTCTTTACAGCACCTAACACAGTAGATGACTTTGCTACAGGTAATGGTGCTGGTACAATAAATGTAGGCTTTGATGTCACAGGTATGATAGGTTTTCGTGAACAGCTTATCATTTTTACTACAGACACAATCAAGAAACTTGTAGGCAATACCTCATCTGATTTTAAACTAGAACCTATAACAGATAGAATAGGTTGTATCAACCCAGATAGTATACAGGAATTTGGTGGTGACATAGCATACCTATCTCCTGATGGTATACGTTTACTTAGTGCTACTGATCGTATTGGTGACTTGGCTCTTGACATTGCATCTGACCCAATTTATAAGGATGCTAATGAGTTTATATCGCAGACAGATGTATTTTGTTCTGTGTTAGTTAGGGGTAAATCTCAGTATAGACTCTTTGCATACATACCTTCTGTACAAGCAGGTAGTGCTTCAGGTCTAATAGCAACTAAATTTATTGCACAGGGTGGTAGTGGTATAGCTTGGTCAACTACTAAAGGACTAAAGGTAAACGTAGCAGACAGTACATACTCAGGCGCACAAGAAACTATTATGTTTGCTAATGATGATGGTTTCTGCTACAGAATGGACTCAGGTAACTCTTTTGATGGTGGTCCTATAGAGTCGATATATGAATCTCCGTTTATGCCAATTACTGATCCACAGATACGTAAGACTATGTATAAGCTAACCCTGTATGCACAACCTACAGGAACTATGAATGTAGATGTAAACTTTAAGATAGACTTTGATGCAGGTAATGATCCAAGTGTTATACAGCCTCCAACTATAACCGTATCATCTTCTGCAGCAGGGGGTGGTATAAGTTTATTTGGTGCATCTACTTCAATATATGGAGGCTCTGGTGTCACCTATGGGGGTGTATTAGATCAGATATATAAAGAGAACTTAGTAGGGTCATTTAAAACAATAGCAATGCGTATTACAGATAACTCAACAAATCCAACCTTTACTCTTGACACAGCAGTGCTTGAGTATAGACAACATGATAGGCAGTAACAATGGCAGGTTATACAAGACAAGCAGCAGCTAATATTACTACAGGAAGTGTTATTGACGCTGCTGATTTTAATGATGAATACAATCAGGTACAGTCAGCATTCAATGCTAGTACTGGTCACACTCACGATGGCACAGCAGCAGAGGGCGCACCCATTGAAAAGGTGGGGCCATCACAGGACTTAGTTATTACAGCATCTCAGGTTAGACCCAAGACAACTAACACATTAGACTTAGGTACATCAGCACTACAGTATAAAGATGGTTTCTTTGACGGCACAGTAAAAACAGATACACTTACCGTAGACGAAAATGCTACGATAGCAGGTAACCTTACAGTAAGTGGTAGTCTAAGTTTAGGTGGCGGTGGACTAACTACAAGTGCTGTAGCAGAAGGTTCTAACCTATACTTTACCAATGCACGTGCTAGAGCAGCGCTAAGTGGTGGTACTGGTATATCCTACAACAACAGCACTGGTGCTATCACTTGTACTATTGACACTCCTGCAGAAGTAGGGCTAGGAAATCTTTCTAGCAACGGTAATAGCCTATCTGGTAGTTTTACAGCGACAGGTAACATTACAGCTTACTCAGATGAACGACTTAAAGAAAACGTACAGACAATAGAAGGTGCGCTGGACAAAGTATCGCAGATGCGTGGTGTGACTTATAACTACAAGAGTGAACTAAATGACGGTCAGCGTGGCACAGGTGTTATAGCTCAAGAGATGCAGCAAGTTATGCCAGAAGTTGTAGAGGATGGTGAGTATTTATCTGTAGCATATGGTAACATAGTAGGTGTACTTATTGAAGCTGTAAAAGAATTAAAAGCAGAACTAGATCAGTGTAAATGTAAAAAGTGTGAGTGTGAATAATGCCTCTTCCCGGTAGTGGTGCTATAAGTCTAAATCAAATACACATAGAAGCAGGCGGCTCTAGTGGTTCTCAAGCATCTTTGAACGACAGTGATATTCGTGCTATGATTGGCAAGAGTTCAGGCGCATCTAATGCTTTTAATGAATACTATGGTGTTTCTGCATCTCAACCCAGCGTTAGTTATAGAGGACGTACAATTACAACTGGTAATGGATTTCCTCAAGGGTATGTTAGTCTGAGTTCTGGTAGTAAGTTGGTTGTTGTTTGTTTGCAATTAGGAGGTGGTACTAACACATACTGTAGTATAGGCAGTACATCTCTGACACTTGCATCAAAGATGGATACTCTTGCTCCAGTTAGTGGTATATGGGCAGGAGTTTGGACAGCCGCAGTATATTATGGAGTAACCTCTGCATCAGGATCACAAATTGTTACTGGTAACGGTGGTAGTGGTAGGTCATGTTCAACTGTGTATGAAATAACTGGTTATAATAGTTCTACTCCTTACACAACCGATACAGGACAAAATACTTATCTAGGCTATGCTGCTTCTGCTACGGTTGCAAGTCAGTATAATGGAATGACAATAGGCTCTGCAATTTCAGAAGACAGTTATTCACAATCTGGTGTAACAGTGTCTAACGCTGATAGCGTAGAGCAAATACACTTAGAATCTGCTTCGGCACACACTTCTTGGTATGATGCAGGAACTCCTTCAGGTAATAGAACCTATACAGTTACCCTAACCAACCCAGGTCCTACTCAAGCCTCTAATGTTGCCACTATTCAAATAGCGACTGCCTCATGGAAATAACAGAAGAAAAACTAGAAGCTATGTTAGATCGTGCAGCCAAGCGTGGTGCTACAGCAGCACTATGTGAAGTAGGACTACATGACGATGATGCTCGTAAAGATATACAAGAAATGCGTAGCTTACTAGAAGCATGGCGTGATACACGTAAGGGTGTGTGGTCAACTATTGTAAAGATGTCAACAGTAGCAATAATAACATTCATTGCCGCATCATTGTGGATGCAAATAGGGAAATAAGATATGGCTAAAAAATTTATGGGTTTCAAGCCTGAGACAATGACAAACAAGATACTACCAGCGTTGGGCTATAGTGGACCTAGTGATCAAAAGTCTATCAATGCTTTCCTAGCAGCTAGTCCTGCAGCAGCAGCCAAGATGGGTAAGTACACTATGGCAGCTAGACAGATGGTTGAGGGTAAGCGTATCAATGCTAATAGTGGATATTCTTTTTCAACTCCAATGCATAAAGTACCTCAAAAAGATAGAGGTAGAGTAGCTATGGAAAGACTAGGTAAAGA